ATGTGGCCATCTCGGACTTCGGCAAGTATCTCGAGAAGACACAGCTGACGATCGAGGGCAATTCCGTCGGCATCAAACAGCTGTATGACTACACGGCGGGCGTCAACAACCAGTTTTCCGTCAATTCGCAGCAGTACATCAAGACGGGGCTGCTGTACTACAAGGACGCTGTGCCGGTCTACGGCGTGGGCGTGGGGAACATTGAGACGACAGTGACGGACGGCGGCGAACGGGTCATCGACCAGACGAAGAACGAGCTGGTGACGGTGACGCCGGACCGGGTGAGCTTCTGGCAGGACGGGCAGGAGGTCGCGTATTTAAGCGACAAGAAGCTGCATTTCCCATCCGGGACGCTGGAGGCAGCGGGGGCGGTGCTGTCGGGGAAGATCACGGCGGCAGCCGACTCGACGTTCGGGCCGTGGACGATCTCGGAAAGCAGCATTTTCCGCACGGCCAACGAATTTGGGGGCAGCGCTAGCATGTACTTCGGCACGAGCGGGCTTTCCATCAAGGACAAATTCAAGGTCGACGCGAACGGCAAGCTGACGTGCACGGGGGCGAGCATCTCCGGTGCGATCACGGCGACGAGCCTCAACGTGACGAACGCCGTGGTCACAGGGCTGCGGGCGGACGATATCACGGCGGGCAATTTCTCGGCCTCGCGCATCAACGGCGGGATCCTGGATTTCAATAATTTTTCGGTCGACCACCTGTCGGCGAGCGATATCACGACGGGGACGCTGTCGGCGGACTATATCAAGCTCGGCGGGGATATGGCGGTGTATTCGTCGCTGCTGGGAAGCGCAGTCGGCGGGTATCTGGGGTACACGACGGGCGATTACGGCGGCGCGGGCATCCATCTGATGAGCGGCTATGGCGAGGTCGTCGCCACGACGAGCGGCGCGAAGCTCTGCTATGGGCAGAACACGCTGTCGGTGACCGGCAGCGGCGCGCATACGAACTGCACGATGACCGTGGGCGGGAATCTGTCGGTCTCGGGCGGCGCGGCGCCGGAGTATGACGGCGCGGGCTCGCTCGGGTATTCGAACTACCGCTGGTCGGTCGTCTATGCGCAGACGGGCACGATCAGCACGTCCGACCGGGAGAAGAAGACGGAGATCTCCGACGAGCTTGACCGCTATGACGCGCTGTTCGCGCGGCTGCGGCCGGTCTGCTACCGGCTGAAGGACGGGACGTCCGGCCGGGTGCATACGGGGCTGATCGCGCAGGATGTGGAGCAGGCGCTCGCGGCCTGCGGGCTGACGGGGCAGGATTTCGCGGCCTTCGTCCGGTCGCCGCGCGAAGGCGGCGGGGCGGATTACGGCCTGCGGTATGAGGAATTCATTGCCCTGTGCATCCGGCAGATCCAGCGGCTGCAGGCGCGGGTAGAACGATTGGAGGGATGAACATGAGCAGACTTTCCGGAAGCATCCACACGCTCCGCACGGGGCTGGTGGAGGCGATCAACGCGGCGGGGCTGCCGCCGTGCATCGTCGGCATGGTGCTCGAGCAGGTGCGCGGGCAGGTGGCCGTGCTGGAGCGGCAGGAGGAAGCGGAAAAAGAGGAAGAACAGGAGGCAGAAGATGGCGCTTTACAGAGTGCAGAGTAACGGCAAGGCACCGACCGGCCTGCAGGCGGGCGACGAGGTCGTGACGGGCGGCGGCACCTACCGGATCCTGGGCGTCAACGCGGACGGCAGCTATCGCAGCGCGCTCAGCAACCAGCAGCAGACGATTTACAACTACCGCGGCAGCTACGGCGTGCCTGCGGCCCGCGCGGCGCAGCAGCCGGTGCAGGATATTTCCGGCGTGTCGGAGGCAAAAGCGGCGCTCGGGCGCGTGCAGGCGGCGAAGCCGGGGGCGTATGCCTCCCGGTGGGAGGGGCAGCTGCAGGAGCTTTATGACCGGATCGCGGAGCGGGGAGACTTCTCCTACGATCTGGGCAAAGATCCGATGTACCGGCAGGCCAGAGAGCAGTATCAGACGGCGGGCAGGCTCGCCATGCAGGACACGATGGGGCAGGCGGCGGCGCTCACGGGCGGCTACGGCTCGAGCTACGGCCAGCAGACCGGACAGCAGGCGTACAACGCGTATCTGCAGCAGCTGAACGAGATCGTGCCGGAGCTGTATGCGCAGGCGCGGGAGCAGTGGCAGAGCGGAGAGGCGGCGCTCTATGACCGCTATCAGCTGCTCAGCAGCCGCGAGCAGAGCGACTACGCGCGCTACCGCGACCAGATGAGCGACTACTACGCGGAACTGGACGACGCGCGCAGCGCGTATGCGAGCGCGGCGAAGCTGGCAAACGACAATTACTGGAGCTCGCTCGAATATCAGGCGGACCGTGAGGACGCGGCGAACGCGCAGTATTGGAAGCAGCTGGCCTACGCGGACAAGCAGGCCGCGGCTGCCGAGGCGGCCGCGAAGGCGGCGCAGAACGCCGCGGCGAAATCCACCGGTACGGCGGCGGGCAGCCGGAAGCAGAAGACGGCGTCTTCCAAGGCCGGCGGCCGCAGTACGGGCGTGAAGAAGACCCGCAGCAGCGCCTGGACGAGCGGGCAGGCGGAGCTGAACTGACGGAAGGGGGAGACGGGCATGACAAAGCTTCCGGCGGCAAGGCCCAGCCCGCGTGTGGCGGGCGGCGTGCTGCGCTGGTACGCGGGAGATACGTTTAAAGTCACGCTGCGGCTGGAGCTGCAGGATCAGGACGGCGAGGCGGTGACGGTCGGCGCGGACGACAGCGTGACGGTCCGGTTTTCCGACGAGCAGAACGCGCCGGTGCACACCTTCTCCTTTACCGGCGTGACGGGGAACTGCGTGACGCTGGTGTTTGACGAGACGGTGAGCGCGAAATTCCCGCAGGGGGCGTATCGCTACGATATCCTCTATACGCACGGCGACAAAACGACGCTCGCGCGGGGCAACTGCGCGGCGGCAGAATGAGGTGAGCGGATGCGAGTGGAAATTCCGAATACGATCGCGGTCACGCTGCACGGGCTGGTCTCCCGCGGCGTGAAGGCGGCGGAGGTCACGGACGAGGGCCATCTGGTGCTGACGCTGACGGATGGGAGCCGGGCGGATCTCGGCTCCGTCCTCGGCCCGCAGGGCGCGCGCGGCGAGCAGGGCCTGCCCGGCCCGAAGGGCGAGACCGGCACGCAGGGGCAGACCGGTGCGCAGGGACCGGCAGGCCCCGCGGGTCCGGCCGGACCTGCAGGCCCGCAGGGAGAACCGGGGCCGAAGGGCGACCCCGGCCCGCAGGGCGAGACGGGGCAGACCGGCGCGGGCTTCACGATCCGGGGCTTTTTCGCCACGGCGGAGGCGCTGGCGGCGGGCGTCGATGCGCCGGAGGCGGGAGACGCCTACGGCGTGGGCGCGGCAGCGCCGTATGACATTTACATTTATGACGGCGCGGTGGGCGCGTGGGTCAACAACGGGCCGCTGCAGGGCGCGAAGGGCGCGGACGGCGTCGACGGCGTCGACGGTGTAACGCCGGTGATCGGCGCGAACGGCAACTGGTATCTGGGCGAGACCGACACCGGCAAGCCCGCCCGCGGCGAAAAGGGCGACAAGGGTGAGCCCGGCGCAGACGGCGCAAAGGGCGACCCCGGCGAGACCGGCCCGCAGGGCCCAACGGGCCCACAGGGTGAGACGGGTCCGCAGGGCGAGAAAGGCCCACAGGGCGAGACCGGCCCGCAGGGGCCCGCGGGCGCGGCGCCGGTGAAGGGGACGGATTATTTTACCGAGGCGGACAAGCAGGAGCTGGCTGCGGCGGCTGCGGCGCAGGTCAGCGTGCCGGTCAGCTCGGTCGACGGGCAGACCGGCGCGGTCAGCCTGGCGGGGACGTATGCGACGCCCGCGGACCTTACGGCGCGGCTGAACCGGAGCACGGACGTCCACGTCGCCGACACGGCCTACACGACCTACATGGCCCGCGGCGAGGCGCTGTTCGCGCAGGAGACGACGCCGACGGTCAACGGCGCGATCGCCTGGCAGTATGAGTAGGGAGGCGGGGAGATGGCGCACAGGACGCTGATCGGCGGCACGGGCTATACGGTCACGGGCGGCACGGATCTCATTGACGGCACGGCCCGCAGCCGGACGGCAGGCCGGACGCTGGTGGACGGCACGGCCTACGCGATCGGCTTTGGCGGGCTGGATGCGGACTTTTCCAAAAACAGCTGGCGGACGATCATCGCCGCCTGCCAGAACAAGCAGGTGCCGGACACATGGAACGTCGGGGACAGCTGTATGATGGCGTTCGGGAAGAAAAACTATCAGATCGACATCATCGGCAAGAACCACGACGATTATGCCGACGGCTCGGGTAAGGCTCCGCTGACGTTCCAGATGCACACGTGCTATGCGACAGAGTACAAGATGAATAACTCTGGTAGCAACACTGGGGGCTGGGCAGACTGTCTGCTGCGGACGACTGGTGGTTTCAAGATAATAAAGTCGAAAATGCCAGCAGAGGTCGTGGCCGCGCTGAAGGCCGTGACAAAGAAGACCACGGCAGGCGGCGCGAGCTCGGCCATCGACACGACGGAGGACACGCTGTTCCTGCTGTCGGAGATCGAGGTACAGGGCACACGGACATTCTCCTATCCAGGCGAGGGCACGCAGTACGCGTATTACAAGACGGCGGCCAACCGGAAGAAAAACCGTGCATGGTATTTGCGCTCGCCGAGACTCAACAGCACTACCTGCTTTGACAGAACTGGATGGAGCGGTGAAGCGGACTGGAGCGTCGCGTCCGAGGTGGACGGTATCGCGGCGGCATGGTGCTTTTAAGGAAAGGAGAGACAGGGAGAGGCAATGATCTATCTGAAGGTACAGGAGAATGAATATCCGGCATACATCAGCGGAAGGCTGATCGACCGCGACTGGGACGGGCGGGCGTCCAAGTCCATCACGCTGACGATGACGCACGCGCAGGCCGCGCAGCTGTTTACGGACGGCCTTGGCTGGTCGATCGTCCAGCGGGAGACGGTGCCGGACGGCACGGACGGCGGCGGGACCGAGACCGTGCAGGAATGGGACAATGCCGACTACTGCGTCGCGGGCCCGATCACGGATCACCGCGACGGAACGCTGACGGTCAAGATGGGCAAATACACGCAGCTCGAAGAGGCACTGCGGCAGATCGGGGAGGCACTGGCATGACGAAACTGGAAGAAAAGCTGCTCGCGCAGATCAGAGCCCGGCTCGAGGGGCTGGACGTGCGCGCGTCGGACAAGCTGGCGGCGCTGCTGCCGGCGCTGCGGAAGCTGACGGAGGGCTATGCGGCGCTCGGCGCGGCGGCAAAGAAGACGCTGGCGGGCCTCATCCCGGAGCTGGCGGCGCTCATCGAGGCGGCGGAGGATGCGCTGCGATGAGTGCGGGGCAGATGACGGCGTTTTCTGCGCTGGTCAGTGTGTGCAGCGGGCTGGGGTCGATCGTAACGCTGCTGGTGCTGCTGGCGAAGCCGGTGCGGGAGCGGCTGTTCGGGATGAGCGCCATCCGCGAGGGGCAGAAATGTATGCTGCGCGCGGACATGCTGGCGACATATTATAAGCACAGGGAGGAAAAGACCATCCGGCAGTATGAATATGAGAACTATCTCTATGAGTACAAGGCCTACAAGGCGCTGCGCGGCAATTCATTCATCGACCGCATCGCGCAGGAGATCGCCGGGTGGGAGATCGTGACATGAAAGGAGCTTCGGGAGGTATGGAACAGGTTTTGAAGCGCATTGAAAATCTGCTGACGGTCAAATCGATCGTGACGCTGGCGCTGACGGCGGTCTTTGCGTGGCAGGCCGTAAAGGGCGAGGTCAGCCAGGACTTCATGATGATCTACACGACGGTCATCGCCTTTTATTTCGGCACCCAGGCGCAGAAGCTGCACAGCGAGGCGGGTGCGAAGCATGACGACGGCGCATCCGAGTAATTACACCAGAGGACGGCCGCAGCGCATCGAATTTCTCGTTCTGCACTACACGGCCGGACGCAATGACTCCGCCGCGGGGAATCTGAACTATTTCCGGTCCCCGCGCGGGGCCTCGGCGCATTATTTTGTCGACCGGAACGGCTGGCTGCAGTCGGTGGACGACGGCGATACGGCCTGGGCGGTCGGCACGGCTGGCGTCTACCGGCAGAAGCATCCGCGCTGCCACAACGGCAACTCGATCTCCATCGAGATGTGCTGCCGGTATGAAAACGGCCGGTACTGGCTGGAGGACGCGGTGGTCGAGAATGCGGCGCTGCTCACGAGAACGCTCATGCGGACCTATCAGATCCCGATCGGGAACGTGCTGCGGCACTACGACGTGGTGAGCAAGCGCTGCCCGGCTATGTGGGTGGACGACGAGTCGGCGTGGGTCCGGTTCAAACGGCTGGTGATGGAGGTGATGGAAGTGACGAAGGAGGAGCTGCTCAGTCTGAAGGACACTGGCGACGCGCCCTCGGACTGGGCGCGGGAGGCGACCGAATGGGCGAAGCAGAACGGGGTGTTCACCGGCGACAGCGCAGGGAACTTCGGCTGGCAGCAGCCGATCACCCGCGAGGCCGCGGCGAAGCTGCTGTATGAGTATCACCTGATGCAGAAGGAGTAAAAAAGGCTCCCCTTCCAGGGGCCGATTCCCCCTATCAGGGGGAAATGTCCCGAAGGGACAAAAGGGGTAGGGATG